GCCGAGCCCCGTGATGCTATCATGATGATTGTAAAGCGCAATGCCTGGATTGACAGCATTATCAACAATACAAAGCCTTGCGTGATTGACGTTAAGAAATTGCAAGAACTAGCAGCCTAAAATGAAAATTGCCTATTCAGGGATCTCGGGTAAAATAGGATATTTCATAAACGAATACAGATCTACAACTAGTTGCGTACTAGATAGATCTGTATTCAACTGGCAGGATCGTAATACATATACCTTGTTAAATTCTTACGATCGTGTGTTTTTGTCATTTCCGGTAAACAAGTTAGACATCCTGCAATTATTGCCGGAATTAGTTAAGAACTTGCGGCGTGGCCAAACTATAGTTAAATTCGGAAGCCTTGGTCCGCAGCGAGTCATACATGATCTGATTGATTCGGAAATAAGAAAGCATTGTAACCTTATTTCACTACAGTTGGCTCCCACTATGTCGAGTTTACTGTCTGAGCAAGTCGCTGGATCTGTTTTATATGATTATCGATACGGATTACCGGCACCATACGTGTCGACACATGCAGCTGCAGAAATTGCAGTAAAAGCAACAGAGGTTGGTGTCGACTCGGACGTAATAAATGTAACAGGTCCCGAAAACTTGGATATCACACAAGTTCTTGAGCTGTTGTCCAAATATTATAACTTGGCTATTTTACCGTTAGATGGCAAAACTTTTGTAAACTCGTATGTGTGTTCTGAAGAAATAAAAAACAAATTATGCAACTTGTATGATGAATACAAAGTACAGTATCCGGCAGTGAGTACTGACCTGGAACGTAACGGCATTGTTAACCAGTCATTAAGAACCTGGTTGGCATCAAATCTTAAACATGGTATTAAATTATAAAAAATTCCGATAATTTAGAACTGTACTCGCAGGTGGAGACTATTGGAGACTTGCAACAAATATTCAACAGCTACAACAATTACCATATAAAGTCTATTGCACCGGATATATTTGTAAATCAATATCAACTCTACAGTGACGAAATTCAAAAACAAGTTGGTCATACAATCAATACAAAAGTTGGAATCCTGTTGTTAGCAATGATCTGGCTGACAACAACATACACCCAATTACATTTGAACAGTGGCTAAAGAACCATCATGGTAATTAAAACACAATATCAACACAACAAGGGATATCACAAATGCTAGGACAACATTACTCTGTTAACGGTGAAAAATTCTATAGCTATTATCAAGCGTTAGAACACAGTAAAAAAACAAACAGCTTTGCTGAATTTGTTGTTCCTAGAACGCACATCGACTCGTTACTTGAAGTCGATGTGCGTTCTGCAGTTGATAAAGGGTTGGATTATTGGGTTGATAAGAAGCTGAACTGGGTATTTGAAAATTTTAAAAAACCAAAATTAATGTACACAGGCGGGACAGATAGTCATTCGATTCTATTACGGGCAGTGGCTATGAACCATCAATTTGATAGTAGTGCGACATTTATAGGAAGTGTAAAGGGTGATTGGGATTATGTCGACAGTGACTTTTTTCTTGGCAAGAAATTCTTAGAAGACCACCCAGGCGCTGTTAGAACCGTTGAATATTTTTATCCTACAATAGAAATGTATGAAACCTTTTATTTAAAGTCGCCGTCACTGCCTGTCCAGATACCAGGCTGGTGGTTTAATTTTGTTTTAATGCACCCATCGCATTATGCAAATCGAGTCATTGACGCTGACTGTACAGTGACAGGACATTTTAAACCGTCAATAATTTGTAAAGACGGTAAATATTACTGGATAATCACCGGATTCACTGAAGAATACACCCAATTTCCACATGAAATAAGTTTTTTTGGTGACGGTAATATACCAGAAGTTGCGGTAGTCCAGGCATACATGGCTAAAAAATTCTACGAGACGTATCTACCAACTCAACAAGGTAACTTAATGTTGCACAGTATTTCAAATGGTCTCAGACCAACCTATCATAGTTTCCTAGGCCGCGCATCTGCAATGAGTGAGAGTCTTGCAATTGGAACATTAATGGGGAAATCGACTAGTCTAAATGTAAGGAATCAGCGAGCTATGGAAGAAATGATTTCATTAGGTAGAATAGATATTTGCCATGGTTGGAATCAGAGAAGGCAGCGACTAATCGACGATTTAAAAGATGTACCGTATTCATTTAAATTGGAAAAAGGGCGAACCCCGATAAACAACTATCAAGAAGAAATAGATTGCCCTCAACGAGTATTAAGGATTGGCGCAGTCTTCAGATTGGATCCAGAAGGATTAACTGCACTTTCTCCTGATATTGTCGGAAGCCTGTTATGAGTAATTGCGTATATGATTAATATAAAAGTTGTTACATTTCCGGATCACGCAACCTATTCAGTTAATGTTATCGATGTTAACGATAATCTGATACAGCACCCAATCGAATACAACGGCTGGTATAAACTCAGAATATACAATGCAACGGCCAAGGTTGAAATATCAGATATTCAAATAAACGGCTGCTCTATAGAACATGTAATCTACACAGGATTTGCAATCGATGCCAGCGGAGACTATCTACAACCATGCACAGCAATATGGAATGAGGTTGAATTTTGTATCTGGTTACACACTGATTTTGGTATATTACTCAATAGCATATATTCTCAAATACGCAACGGCGACTACGGCACAAATTTGTTTGAGAAATATAGTCTGACTGTAGACCGACCAGTGATCTTCAATAAAAAATATCCAGAATCTGTACAGAAATTTTTTGCCAAAGCATCTGGTCCACATTGGTGGCACAAAGATGATATCTATTTTCCTTATACAGTCAAAGATGTGGTGGTTGATGCAGAAATAGTAGAGTCATTTAATTTATTAGAAAATTATATGAGGATTTCTACATTCTACGATCAACCATACAGAGTTACAATTAACGGTATAAACAGCGAGTGGAGGCGACTTGATACACCGACATCAGCGGCATCGGGTGACCCGATGCCGTTGGATTGTATGCCGATTGAGCAAATTAAAAATTTGGTGTATAATATTGGATTTAGAAAAATAATAAATTATGGAATACTAGAGTTAGATCCGTATAGTTACATTCGTGTACATATAGATGATCATTATACTGGTAAAAATTTAAAATATATCACTGGCGCAAAAAAATTGTATATTTCATATAATACACAAGAAAATGTCTACTTTAAATTGGGCGACGCTGGCATCTTACCGCTCAACAAACCGTTATTAATTAATACCGTGAAACATGTGCATAGTGTAGTAAATGATAGTGACAAATTACGAAAGGTGTTTATGGTATATGGAATTCTTGAACAAGATATAGAATGTTAACGGTTAAATATAATAAACTTAAATATATATATGTAAAATATTGCATGATGTTATACTATAATGTAACAATGATGAGTATATGAACCCCTGGACAAGAGAAAATACACAAATTTGGATTCACCAACTTGAAAACAGAGTAGATGATATTCGACACTATATCGATGAAACACTTCACTGGTGCGACGAAAGATTTGTAGTCGAAGAACAGCCTTTGGCAGCATGTCTCATGATAACAATATTATGGGTCTGCACCATGAGGCAAGAAAGTGTTAGCCGCCGAGAAGTAATGGAACTACTTGGCATCAGTCAATGGGACGAATTTGAGGATTTTGAATATTTCTTAGATGACCGTTTCAAGGACATGGAACTCAATGACGTACTAGAAGAAGTATTGGAGAAATTTAGAGATGACGATAACAAATAAATTCAATTATAAAACACTTTCTCGAGAGAGCGTAGACGGAAAACGACATTATTGTTTACCCGATGGCAGCAAAGTCCCTAGTGTTACTACAATCTTAGATAAAACTAAACCGTTAGAAAAAAAGCTAGCTCTTGCCAATTGGAAAAAACGGGTAGGCGAAACCAAAGCCCAAGAGATTGTAACTGAAGCCGCCGGCAGAGGCACTCGAATGCACAAGTGGTTGGAAGATTATGTCAACACTGATGTGATCATGGATCCGGGTAGTAATCCTTACAGTATCCAAAGTCATAAGATGGCTGAGAATATTATTGCCAATGGATTAAAAAATGTCACAGAGTACTGGGGGACAGAAGTTCCTCTGTATTACAGTGGGCTGTATGCAGGCACTACAGATTGCCTGGGCCTTTGGCGTGGCAAACCTGCAATTTTAGACTTCAAACAAACAAATAAACCCAAAAAACGTGAGTGGATTGACGATTATTTCCTCCAGCTTGCCGCATATGCATTGGCACACAATGCCACACACGGAACAGAAATACGCACAGGTGTTATTTTAATGTGTAGTGCAGACGTCGAATACCAAGAGTTCGTATTTGAAGAGTCTGAATTTGATCATTGGGCAAATCAATGGTTCGATAGAGTGGAACAGTATTATAGAGAAAACTAAATACACTATAGGAAAATTAAAAGACCATGGCAATCGTACAAATCAGTCAAATTAAACACCGTAGAGGTACTAGTGAAAATTTACCACAACTAGCATCAGCTGAGTTGGGCTGGAGTATCGACTCACAACAATTATATATTGGCAACGGGACCTTAGAGGAAGGTGCTCCAGAAGTTGGTAATACAGAAATTTTGACTCAGTACAGCAACATAGGTGGCGTTACCAAGTATGCACAGACATTGGTCAGCAATATCACTGCAAACGTAACCGGTTTATCGTTTGATAACACGGATCCCAGTATCATAGTGACGTATTCTGCTGTGAGAGCCAATACTGCGGACACAAGCAAAAGCAATGTCAAAACAGGCACAGTGACCATCAGCCAGTACAATACCCATAACACCATACTCGATTCAAACGTCCAAATTGGTGATGTGGGTATTTCGTTCACTGCAACTCAAGTTGCCAACGTATGTGTCGTTTCTGCCACTGTGGGTGCCACGGGTGCCGATTGTGCACTGACCTATACCATCAACTCAATCGCAATCTAAGAATATTACAATAAATGTGGAATCTATTACCGCACGAGCGTCTTCGCACGTGGCAGGAGTTTCGAAACAGTGTCTCTGAAATGCCGCCTAAAGAAGCTCTTGACAAAATTGAACATCTTTGGAGCTATGCTCCTTATGTCAAAAACTACTTGCATTACGATTTGGTAAATGAATTTCCCGGACCCTGGGAATTAATTTATGATAATTACTATTGCAATCTTGCAAAAGCCTTGGGAATCATGTATACTGTGTATCTCAGCGGACAAGACGTGGACGTAGAAATAAGAGTATATATCGATGAATCATCCACGGAACAATATAATTTAGTTTATATTGACAAAGGAAAATATGTGCTTAATTTGATTCACGACGAAGTTGTAAATAGTGCACAAGTTCCAAACAATTTAAAATTAAAAAAAACAATTACTAGCACAGAGCTAGGATTAGACAACTTACTGTAAAAGATATCAATGACACAAATTCAAGTAACAAAAAGACACGGCAACAAAGAACTGTTAGATTTAGAAAAATTACACAAAGTTGTATTTTGGGCCACTAAAGGTATTACCGGAGTCAGTGCCAGTGAAGTAGAAATCAAAAGCCACCTCCAATTCTATAACGGCATTAAAACATCTGCTATCCAAGAAACTCTTATTAAGAGCGCCGCAGATTTGATTTCAGAAGACACACCCAACTACCAATTTGTTGCTGGTAGACTAATTAACTATCATCTACGCAAAGAGGTATATGATAGTTACACCCCGTGGCCATTGCTAAAAGTTGTTCAACGTAACGTTGAAAGTGAATTTTATGATGCTGAACTACTAGCAGCCTATTCCACCGAAGAATGGGAAGAACTAGATGCAGAGATTGATCACAATCGTGATGAAACGTTTACCTATATTGCAATGGAACAGTGGCGCGGCAAGTACCTAGTACAGAACCGTGTGACTAAGGAAATTTTTGAAACGCCACAGATTGCTTATATGCTTATTGCGGCAACACTGTTTCAGAGCTACCCCAAAGAAACTCGCATGCGCTGGGTTAAAGATTACTACCATGGAATTAGTAAGTTCGATATCAGTTTGCCTACACCCATCATGGCAGGTGTGCGCACAAGTCAGAAACAATTTAGTAGTTGTGTGCTAATCGAGACCGATGACAGTCTAGACAGTATCAATGCCACTGCCAGCAGTATTGTCAGATATGTAAGCCAAAAGGCTGGCATTGGAATTGGTACTGGACGTATTCGTGCGTTAGGCTCGCCTATCCGCAAAGGTGATGCATACCATACAGGTGTTGTGCCTTTTTACAAATTATTCCAGGCAGCAACCCGTAGTTGTAGTCAGGGCGGTGTTCGCAATGGTGCAGCAACAATTTACTATCCATTGTGGCACTTGGAAGTTGAAGACCTGTTGGTGTTGAAGAACAACAAGGGCACAGACGACAACCGTGTACGCCAAATGGATTACGGGGTGCAGTTTAACAAACTCATGTACGAGCGGTTAATTACTGGCGGCGACATCACATTGTTCAGTCCACACGACGTTCCTGAAATGTACGAAGCATTTTTTAATGACCAGGACAAGTTTAAAGAATTGTATGAACGTGCAGAACGTAACACACGTTTGCGCAAGAAAACATTTAAAGCAGTTGACTTATTTGGTAAGTTTATGCAAGAGCGCAAAGATACTGGGCGCATCTACTTGCAGAACGTAGACCATGCCAATACACATAGTCCGTTTAAAGAAGAAGTTGCTCCTGTTAAAATGAGTAACCTTTGCTGTGAAATTGATTTGCCCACTGTGCCATTGAAAGATATAAATGATCCAGATGGCAGAATAGCATTATGTACGTTAAGTGCAACTAACTGGGGCAATGTAAAATCACCAGCAGACTTTGAAGAGATGTGTACTCTTGCAGTACGTGGTCTAGATGCATTGTTGAGCTACCAGAACTATCCAGTATTGGCTGCACGATTGGCAACGGAAGAATTCCGCCCACTCGGTGTTGGTATTATTAACTTTGCCTATTTCTTAGCCAAGCACGATGTTGGTTATAGTGATCCAAAGGCAGTGGAGCTTGTCGACGAATATGCAGAAGCATGGAGTTACTATCTGCTCAAGGCCAGCGTTGAATTGGCAAAAGAATTTGGACCTTGCGGTCGGTGGAAAGACCTTAAGAGTTCGGATGGCATTTTGCCCATTGACACTCGCAAAAAAGAAATTGACCAATTGGTTCCGTACCAAGAGCGTATGCCTTGGGCAGAACTTCGCAAAGATGCAAAACAGTATGGACAAAGAAATGCCACATTAATGGCATTGATGCCTGCTGAGACATCAGCACAGATCAGCAACAGTACAAACGGCATCGAACCACCACGCAGCTACGTTAGTATTAAACAAAGCAAGCACGGTGTACTCAAACAAGTAGTACCTGAATACCGACGCTTAAAGAACAAATATGAGCTGCTGTGGGACCAAAAGAGCCCAGTAGGCTACCTAAATCTGTGTGCTGTATTACAGAAGTACATTGACCAAGGTATCAGCGTTAATACTTCGTATAATCCTCACTTTTACGAAGATGAGAAGATACCAATGAGCGAAATGATAGGACATGTATTGCAGTTTTACAAGTTGGGCGGCAAACAGCTCTACTATAACAACACGATGGATGGACAGGGCGAGATTGATATCGATAAGTTGTCAGGAGCAAAGCAGGAAGACATTCCAACCTTGGCAGCCGCAGATGATGCGGATTGCGATAGTTGTGTAATTTAATAAGGATAAAAAGAAAATGAGCGTTTTTAAAGTCAATGAGAAAAGTAGCCTCTCACGTACAATGTTTTTTGATGGCGGAGTAGACATCGCACGTTATGATACTCTAAAATATCGACAGTTTGAAAAACTAACAGACAAACAATTGGGTTTCTTCTGGAGACCAGAAGAAGTAGATGTGCTACGCGATGCTAAAGATTTTAAAGAACTAACTCCGTTTGAACAACACATCTTTACGGCTAACCTTAAGCGTCAGATTCTATTAGATAGTGTACAAGGTCGCAGCCCTAACCTGGCATTCCTACCTGTGGTGAGTTTGCCTGAGTTAGAGACCTGGATTGAAACTTGGGCATTCAATGAAACTATTCATAGCCGCAGCTACACTCACATCATTCGCAACGTCTATAGTAACCCCAGTATGGTATTTGATGAGTTGTTGACGATTCCAGAAATTGTTGACTGCGCAAAAGGCATCAGCAAGTACTACGACGAATTTATTGATGCGGTAACACAGTTTAAATATCTTGGCTTGGGTACGCACACAGTTAACGGTGTAGAAGTTGTAGTCGATCTATACGAGCTCAAGAAGAAATTGTGGTTGTGTTTGAACTCAGTCAATGCGCTGGAAGGAATTCGCTTCTATGTAAGTTTTGCGTGTAGTTGGGCATTTGCAGAACTCAAGAAGATGGAAGGTAATGCTAAAATCATCAAACTGATTGCCAGAGATGAAAATATACATTTAGGGTCTACACAAACCCTGTTAAAATTGTTACCAACAGACGACAAAGATTTTGCAAAAATCAAGTCAGAGACTCTGGCAGAATGCGAGAGAATGTTCCTTGATGCGGCAGCACAAGAAAAATCCTGGGCCAAGTATTTGTTTAAAGACGGATCAATGATTGGCCTAAACGCACAACTGTTGTGTGACTACGTTGATTGGTTGACTTGTAAGCGTATGACTGCCGTGGGCTTAAATTGTGGAATCAAAGTAGGAAGCAATCCGTTGCCTTGGACTGCCAAATGGATTGCAGGTGCAGAAGTGCAAGTTGCTCCTCAAGAAACAGAAATTTCTAGCTACGTTATCGGTGGCACTAAGCAAGATGTAGATACTGACACATTCAAAGGATTTAGTCTTTGAAAATAGCCCGGGCGTTGTTTGTGGGGTCTTACCGGATTCCGCATGCCTGTTTAAGTTTACAGTTTGATCATTATCTAAAAAATATTGATCAAACTTATATTTTCACACATTGCAATCCCACATTTCTGGATAACATATTTCGCAAGTATAACATAGATACTGACAATTTTATCTACGTAGAAGATCGCGAGATGGACAGTCGTTGGCCAACCATGCGCAATTGGTTCTTAGACAACGACTATCGAGGCAGTTGGTTATATCAGCAGGCATTGAAACTAGCAAGTTTGGAATATTGCGATGCTGATGTGACACTAATACAAGATCCCGACACGTTCTGTATTAAACCCTACGAGTGTGTCACTGCTGAAGGTAAACCTAAATTCTTTATTTTGCCCAATGAAACGCACAGTTACGGTTACTATCAAGCATTAAACAGTCTGGGCATTAAACGGCAGACACCACACTGTTTTGTTACTGAATTTATGCCAGGGTTTAAAGAAGACTGGCTGGCAGCAAAACATGTATTGCAAAAACAAAACAATTGTGACCCGTTCGATGCGATCATCAATAGTGTATCTTACGAAGACGGTGTCAAATGGTTTAGCGAGTACGAATTTCTAGGCAACTGGACAATGACACAACGTCAAGTTGAAATGACGGAGCAAACACGGTTCCAATACAAAACACTGGATGAACTAGATAACCTAACACTGGATTACAACTGCGCATGCGATGCTATTCCTAAACTGGCTGACAGCATTGTGTTTGACTGGCCTACTCAGACTGTGGTAGACTTTGATATAATTTTTGGCAAAGTAAAGAAATTTCTGTGATAAAAGTATACACACCGTTTGCTCCGCTGGATATTTTTGCAGAGTGGTTCGGAGACTCGGCTGACTATGTTCGTTACGACAAACAAAGTCAAGTACTGGAACAAGATTTAAAAATTGCATGTTTACCAATTTTCTTTGATCAAAATTATCAAGTAGACTATGAAAAATTTGATCTTATATTGCTGAGTGATATAGAGTTCAATCATATACGCCCTATAATGCAATGGTTACAGCAGTTAAAAATTAAAAATTATCTGTTGGCAGTTGGCGGGTTAGAAGGTTACACTGTTTCGGGAGATGTGATATATCGACCATGGTGGACATTTAATCTCATGAGAAAGAATACCCCCACCCATTGTGCAATAGACAATCCTCCATTTAATTTTGATATTTTATTAGGGGCTAAAAAACCGCATAGAGATTTTGTAATGGCAAAATGTCAAAAGAGTTTTTTATTAGACACTAGCATAGTTAATTATAGATCAGTATTTCCTGCACCTGTACAACACGATGCCGATATTGAAAATTACATAAAAACGTTGTTAGGCAACGACGAATTAAAACATCCTTATATTAGCAATAACATAAATCAAGAATGGGAAGTTGCTCCCGAAATTACCTATCAGGTAAGTGATCAAGTGCCTTGGGGAATTTACAATCAAACAAAATACAGTACCATACTGGAAACGATATACAAGAATGTTTTCTTTTTTACAGAAAAACCTGCTAAAGCGTTGTACGGCAAACGAGTATTCATTGCATTTGCCTGTCAGCATTATCTAAAACAAATGCGAGAAATACTGGGATTTAAAACATTCAGCGGCATTATTGACGAAAGTTATGACTCGGAATCTGACTCGGTAAAAAGATTTGAAATGGCATTTGAGCAAATGGAGTGGCTAGCACAACAAGATTACCGTGACATTAGGTTGCAAACTGATGCAATAGTAGAGTATAATTATAATAGACTTTTCAGTTTACGCCAAGAGTTGTGTGTGCAGATGCAACAGATGGTATATACTAAGATAAAGGAAATAACATGCTGACAGTATATTCAAAAAACAATTGCCCATTCTGCGTTCAGGCAAAAAATTTATTAACGCTTAAAGATATCGAATTCGAAGAAATTAAAATTGACGAAATTCCCGAGGCAAAAGAATTTGTTTTGGCAGAAGGTCATCGAACAGTACCACAAATTTATAAAGATGGTGCATTATTTGTACAAGGTGGGTACCAAGGCCTATCAAAATTAACTGAAGAAGAACTTAAAGAAAAATCAAAGGTATAAAATGTTAGTCAACAAACAGTCAAGTTATAACAATGGAGACATTGTTAGTTTCAAATTAGCCAATGGCGATGAAGTCATTGCAGAAATCGTAGAAGTCACTGATGCAGGCTGGATCGTAAAACGACCTTATATAGTGGTTCCTAGTCAACAGGGTATTGGTTTAATGCAGGCATTGTTCACAGGTAATCTAGAGCGTGGGTTGGAATTGAACAGATCTAATGTTTTGTTACACTCAGACACTATTCCTGAAATGCACAGTCATTACATCAAAACTACCACAGGAATCGATGTAGCGCCAAAATCTCGTATTATTTCCTAATAAATATAGTGTTAAGCAAGGAATATTATGCCAGGAATATCTAGAACTGGAGATGTCTACGGACCCGGCGGAGTGCTAGGTTCTCCAGTTAGCCCAAATGTATTGATCAACGGTAGACCCGTGGCATTGGATTCGTCGGTATACACTGCTCATCCATGCTGCGGCGCAAAAGGATGTCCTCCTAGTCATTGCGGCGGCAGCACATTTGGCAGTATTGCACGTGGATTCCGTGTGCTAGTTAATGGGGTGTCTCCCATACTGATTGGGGACAGCGGCACATGTGGACACAGTGTGCGTACTGGTAGCGTCAACGTTATAGTAGGAACTTAAAAATGGCCACAACCCCAATTATCCCAGATCTAGAATACCAAGGATTAACACCCAATATACTGAACGGCAGCTTGACACCGTTACAAGTTGCATTGGCAAATTACATAACCGAGGCAAACTTGTTGGGTGCAGCATTCGCAGACAGTCCGTTCAATGTTAATCAAGCATTCACTGACGAAATGCTATTATTCACCAACCCCGGCACATTAACTCCGTTGGCATTTGATCCAAAAACTGGTATCGCTAAAGAACCCGACATTGACCGAAATATAACCGCTGGTATCGGGTTCATCAGCGTCGGTGACGACATTTACCTATTGCGCAGAGCACTTGATTGTGGGCCGAATGAAGACCGAACAGAACTGGTTTTTTTGGGCAGCAGATTCGACCTAGCCGACGGTTCGTTTGCATATTACGGAGAAATGATTATGGCCGGCACCAAGGCACTAGGGGCCGGCGGCAGCGATGGCAATGGCTCGTCCTTCGAATTCGGTTCTGACATATCAGCCGATGTAAGCTGGGCTGGAACCGACAGTGTATTTGGTGGTGGCGCACAAGGCGACTTTAGTGCCGAAACCGGCGGCTTTAACTCGGTTGCATAATATATGAGTATTTTCAACGTAAATTTATCCACAGATGGTATATATTCTGAGCAGTATCGATCTGTAGGACTATGGTATAGCAATGCTCGTGTGATTTTTAAAATACCCAGAGTCTGGCAATTTGACAGAACAGAAATTGCTTTTCTGTCTTACATCACTGAATCAGAATACACAGCAATTGTCAGCCAGTTCAGCGGAGATCCTGGGTATGCGCTCAGAGTAGGTCCGGCATCAGTGGACTTTTTTGGTCCACCAATTAGATTAAACAGCGGTGTGCCCAGGGGTGAGGTATGGACATGTCCAATTTATTTTGTAATGAACGATGTGGCAGTTCACAAATTAATGTATCTGACACAACGGCAAATCGACTTTATTAAATCGCAAAATCCGTTGTTACAGGAAACCAACTTCTTCGGTCCCATGTCTATTCCCATGTACGAATTCACAGACAGCTATAGCTCAGTTGGCGGCAACGCTCCGATGTCAATATCTGGTATAGGCCCACCCAATTTTTCAACAGTACGAGACAGTGGCGGCAGCCTGGTCAGAGACGGCAGTGGCGGCTATTGGACGTCGGGTGGCAGCGTCGGTGAATTCGGCGGCGATGGCGGCGGCGGCTTCAAACCCAAAAATCAGTATTACCCTGTGTATTTCGGACCGAACAGCGGAGTATACACAGGCAGTTTAAGTGCGCAAGGCAACATGGTGGCCATGCAACTTAATCCAGGCGACGTAAATCTAGTGTGGGAAACCGCAACCAGCACATTCCAAACAGTGAAGCCGTTTCACTCAGGGTATTTTAAAACATACTGGAGAAATCCAGAAACCACAACATTTGGTGCAAACACTGTGATGCCCGCACTGACGGGTGTTATGCCAGCCAAGTATATAAAAATGCAAGGAAATGCCATCTATTATGTAGATTTGCAAATGGCAAGATTGAGTGGCAGTAACAATTGGGAAAACAATTTCTTTATTAACTCGTTCAGCCAAGCACTCAGTTATGTATTGATTTCTAACAATTATCTTGCCGCGTTAAACAATGCAGAAAACACAGACCTGGCATACTATGGTGCTGACAGTTATCAAGTGTTAACTACCCAAGGTTTTAACAACTACCAAGTTGGCACAGCATTGACAACTGCATTCAGAAATATTGGTAAGATGGCAAGAGAAATAACCAGTGGGTATTTCGGAACTGCTAATGCTATTGCTAAAGTAATGATTGATTTAGGATTAGGTTACATTAACAATTTATCTGTCAGCTTGTACTCGGCAGGTGTGAACTTCGAAGATATAGGCAATGAAGTATACACACCTTATATCACTGACCAACTGAGACAAATAACCAATGCTACTGATTTGCAAACTATTCAAGAAGTATTAGTAAGTAATATTCCTAATATTGCAAATCCGTTAGATTTTACTCGCATTGACCGGAGTGCAGGAATTCCCAACGACAGCGTATTTGCTGATTTTGCAGCAGTTGGTGTGGACTTTGTCGGTAGAGCTCCTAACCTGATATTAATTGATGGGGATGAAATTGCCAACCTAATAGACAGAATACAAAGTAATGTGACGGCAAATGTTGAGGCTGTTGCCACTACTACATCATTGGTCAGCCAGGCCATAATTGACCAATTGCGCACTAAACTGCCTGCATCAGAAAACAACCAACCTATCAGCATTCTGAACGTTGTTGGCATGTCGTCTGGTTATTTGCTGGGCGAAATGCAAAAAATTAACGAAGGCATTGCCGCATTGTACGCCACAGATTACGGCCCGCAAATTCGTGGCACGTTAACTGACATCAGCAGATATGCCGCCAAAGTACCGTTGACCGCCAGCGAACAGAATCAGTCTGACGCTTGGTGGGCTACTCAATTAGAAAGTGAAAAAACTGCATACTACACGTTATTAACCACTATTGTGGGAGATACCGCAGGAGACATACCTGCCATAGTCGAACAGATTAACACAAACTACGATAACTTTACCAGTAACTTGTATTATGAAGCGCTGAACTACGCACAGGCAAATATTGTAAACAGTAATTTTGGAGACACTATTACTACATTGGGGTTCATACAAAGTATGCCGGCATACGGCGCTGATCCGAACAATGTCGGAACAGATTTGTTGTTGTACGGCATAACGCAGAATAATAACGGCGGCGAAATCGCACGTACAGTTCTTGACCAGGGTAAGAACGACTTTTTCTTATCAAACGCAGGTGTAACGATCACTGGTATCATTTAATTTACCATTATATTTGCTCTAAAATACTAGAGTAAATATAATTAAACTTAGAGGTAGATATCGATGAACTACTTTCAATTGCTTACCAAACTGTATTCCGTATACGAAAAGAATCACGGGAAAACTTTAACAAGGCCCGAAATGGTTCGACGAATTAACAGAGCAGTTAATTTGCATGATGTTAAAATTAAAGGAATTGAAAGCATCAGTATATTGGGAAATACTTTTGATATTTCTGGCATCTACGACAGCGAATTAGATTTTGACGATAAACCCGCAATAGGAATTGAACTACAATTTCCGGAGCATAAAAAAGAATTTCTGTTGGACAACACAGATTTTACCAACGAACATTGGTTGGAGATGTCGATAGATATCGCAAGTGTAATTGGGCACGAATATGTGCATATGAAACAATATCGTCGGAGACATTTTAATGATGGAAGATACTACACTAGTAAATCTGAGAATATCATTTTTAAAGAACAAGAAGAATATTACGGAACTCCCGATGAAGTAGATGCATACGCATATACATTAGCAGTTTCGTTAATTAATCAATTGGTGTTCTGTAATAAAAAAATCCCTGCAATTACCAAAACACAAGTTTATAAAATATATTGCCATTATTTCGGAAGAAATAGTGATATAACCAATTGCTTAATTAAAAAAAGCAAAACATATTATCGTCATTTAGAAAGAGAATATCATGACTTTTACCACAAAAACTGAATATTTAGAAGATTTGAGTGAGGAAATTCTAAATGACATTCGTGACGAAGATTATATTGTTGTTTTAAATAAAGACGGAATGATTAAAACAATTATTGCACCAGATGATGTAATGTCCGATTCTTTAAAAGAGTCACTGAGTTATTTCGGTATATATGATTTGGAAAATATCACAGTTCATTAATACCTAAGTATTATAACAAATTTTGGTTGCACAAAATACCAAAATTTGTTATAATAACAGTATGATGAAACGCAAACGACGCCAAGATACCAAGCATGCTGTTTATGTAATCACCAATCGCGATACACAAGAGCAATATGTGGGTATCACTGTGTGCGGCCAACAGTTGCGTCAAGCACTGAAAGTTCGTATGCAAAAGCATATTCGTCGAGCACTGACTGAAAACAAAGCGTGGCCTTTGTGCAACAGTATTCGTGCATACGGAGCAGATGCATTCGAGTATGGTGTGCTAGAAACTATACGTGGGCGCAAGCCTGCTCATGCTCGCGAACGTGAACTGATTCGCGAGTTTAATCCTGTACTAAATCAGTACTAATTTTTGGAGAGTTCGATGACTTTTAGACAATGGCTTCATGAACGGTGGCTTCAACATACAGACGAATTACGAGATTGGGGACA